AGGTTGCCGTTGGGTTGGCGCGGTGCACGAAACATTAGAGTGGTCAATTCCAGACAAGGCACTTTGGATAAGTGAGATTTACCTAGACGAGAAGCAGGACATCGCAAAGGATCGCTCAAAATACATCGACCTTCTTCACATGAAGATAGATGAAGGTGACAGCGACTGGAAGACATTTTACTTTTTAGCAAACGAGTACATGGCACGAAATGATATTAGCTCTTCTATAAAGTATCGCAAAGAGAGCTTTGAGCTATGCAATGATGGTGGAGTCTCGCGCTCCTACGTGGCAAAAAACATCGCAACAAGCTATCAAAGACTAGAAAGTTTTGAGGAGGCAATTCACTGGTTTGACACCGCGGTGGCGGAGTCCAACGAGCGCGAGTCGTGGTACGCCTACGCTATGATGTTCTACCACCTAGAAGACTGGGAAAATTGCCTAGATCGTGCAACGCGATGTCTACAGGTAACCGAGCAGCGCAACGGTTACACGTTTGATCCACGCGCCTGGAGCGAGTCGCCTTATGACCTTGCTGCGCTCTCATCTTATAATTGTCAACGGTACGAGGACGCAGTTAAGTACGGAACAACAGCGCTTGAGCTTAGGCCGGATGACGTTCGGCTGCAACAAAACTTAGCGTTCTATAAGATGAAATGCGAGACACTATGAAGGTAGCGATATACACGATAGCACTAAACGAAGAACAGTTTGTCGAGTCTTGGTACAACGCCGCAAAGGACGCGGACTACCTACTAATAGCAGACACTGGATCAACTGATGGTACAGTTGAAAAGGCGCAGGCACTTGGCATCAACATAGCTCACGTTCGTGTTAAACCTTGGAGATTTGATGACTCGCGCAACGCGGCGATGGCAGCCTTACCCGAGGATATTGACATGTGCATATCGTTAGACATGGACGAGGTCATCACACCAAACTGGCGAGAGCCTCTTGAGCGCGCATGGAAGAAGGGCGTAACGCGTCCACGCTACAAGCAAGTGTGGTCATGGAATGATGACGGAACACCTGGACTTGAATTTTCATATGATCATATTCACGCACGTAAAGGGTATCGCTGGCGTCACCCAGTTCACGAGTGTCTATACGTGTATGGAATGGACGAGGTTCAAGAGTGGATCCCTGAGATTGAGACTCATCATCACCCGGATCCAACAAAAAGTCGCTCACAATATCTTCCACTTTTAAGAATGTCAGTTAAAGAGGATCCATACAACGACCGCAATGCTTTTTATTTTGGACGTGAGCTTTACTTCTATGGACAATATGAGGAGGCAGCACGCGAGCTAAAACGTCACCTTGCGCTTCCTAACGCGCGCTGGGCTCCAGAGCGGGCAGCTTCAATGCGCTTTATCGCAAAGTGTCTTCCAGAAGAATCAGAGGACTGGTTAAAGAAGGCAGTCACCGAGGCACCAGGACGCCGTGAAGCTCTTGTTGATCTTGCAAAACTTTACTATCAACGCGCGGATTGGGAAAACTCTCTTAGATACGCAGAGGAAGCTTTAGCAATAAAGGAAAAACCTTTAGAGTATCTTTGTGAGGCAGAGGCTTGGGGTGAGACTCCATATGACTACGCGTCTATTGCTTGCTATCGTCTTGGCTTTTTTGAGAAGGCGATTTCTTACGCCGAGAAGGCGATTGAGCTGAATCCTTCTGACGAGCGCTTGCACGCAAACCTTGCTTTTGCCGTTTCCGCTCGAGACGCTCTTTCTTCTTAGCCTTTACCTTTTCCTGGCGAGCAAGTTTCTCAAGACGTTCCGCGTGATATGCGTCAACTGCGTTTGCGCTTGTTCTTGAGCGCCATGTGAAATTACACGCCAAGCAGTGAACAAGACGCATAGTTGTCCAGCGTCCTCCACCCGGAACTTCTGCAACAAGCGTCTCTAGCTTATTTGGACGAGCAGTGCAATAAGGACATTGAGGGTATCGCTGGCGACGGGATTCTTGACCGTTCCATGAAACGCTAAGTGCACGTCTAATTTCTCCTTCATCTTTTCCTCCCCAGATTCCCCAGATCTGTTTGTGTTCTAACGCCCACTTAAGACAGTCCTTACGAACAGGACAAAGAAAGCATAAGTTCTTTGCCTGGTATTTTTCTGTTGGCTCAGTTGAAAAGAAGTAGTCGCGTATCTTTTCATTTTCAGGTAACGCGCAGATCGCGCCTTTTTGCCAACTAAGATCGGTCTCTCTACTCAATTACTATCTCCACCCACGTCGTTGGAACAATCTTGTCAACGATGTCTCCGTCGCGCGTCTCTCCGTTTTCATCACACACGGTAAGATCTATTGCGCTATCAACTTCTCCAGAATATCCTTGCATGGTTGTAGCGTGTTCAATCGCTGTGTAACCATTGCCTAGCGAGACGACTGAGCCGTCGCGTTGGAGAGCCGAGGCAAGAGCGCGACGAACTACCTCATTGTTGATGTCAACGTGTTCGTCGGTGAAGAAGATGAGACTTGACGCCTTTGCGGGAGTATAATCGTGACCCGTCCATTCCCGCCAAAGGCATTCGCCAATCCTAGAGTCTCGCATGGATTCATTGTATCTTGAGTCTCTAAAAAATGTAGGCAGTACGGCATATTTTGTCCTATTTTTTAGACCATAGACTTATATGGACCTAGGCATGAAAGTGTCTCTAATCACTGCTGAGAACCTCAGCTTACGGTCCTATGCGGCGTTATATGTGCCAAGATATAGATTGGCGTTGGCATCGGGCCACAGATACTGATAATACTCTGGGCGATAACCTTTGTCCTCTGGCCAGCCAAACTGTGAATACCAGGAGTAATCTTTACGTAATAGCGCAACGCGGTGCGTTGACGCAACCTGCTCAAACTTGTCGCGGTCCGACATCCACTGCGGCATTGTAAGCGTGTCCTCAATGCGACCGAGCTCAAGCGCACGGTCATACGTGGCATAGATCTTTGGAAGCATGGTTGAGTTAAAGCCACGACCGCGCCACTCATAATACGTGGCAGCAAGGTATGACACAAGGAGCTTTTCATGACCGCGCCACATGATTGCAACGGGGTGGTTTACCCAGCCTTTAGGGTCTCGGTGCTCGCCTGCTGGATTTAACTTGGTGAGCGCAAGTAATACCTGCCAGCCTTCAAGGGTCTGCTTGTGAAGACGCTTGTTGTCAAGCTCGCGAGCAATGCGCTCAAACGAGTCAGTATGTGGCACAAATGTTTGCATGTAATTCGTCCTTTGTCATTTTACGCTATTATATCAGGTCAGTCGTCCTCGGTAATCTCCAGCGGTTCAGAGTCATAACGTACCTGGTCTTCTTCCTTCTCGATGTAGATACCAGCGATGGTTATCTCACCGCAGGTACAGCACACGTTGATTGATCCAGGAGATAGGCTAACTGGGACTGCAACCGCGATTAGTTTGGAGACTAAAGACCCATCGTCTCCAACTGACTCCGCTTCCCAGCGACTGTTCTCCGAGATATAGCATACCTCACACTGAGGATATGTCTTTTCAACTTTTGTCATCTGGCACCACAGTTTGTATTTTATCGGGATACCACTGCTTTTTCGCGGAATGACGTGAAAAGTTTTTATCGGTATCTAGTAGCCATTCATTATCGCCGATTAGTTCACCCTGCGGTCCTGATGGTTGTCCTTCTAATGACGCCACAATCGCGTTTCCAAGCCATCGTGCGGCCTGCACTGGGACTGCCTTTCCCCAAACTGCAGGTAGCGCGCTGTAGTCCTTTGCACCTTCAATATCCCAGTCATCAGGTAGACCTTGCATACGCGCAGCCTCACGGTGTGTGATAAGTCGTGGCTCAGTTGGATGAACCACGTGTTCTAGTGCAGATCCTGTAAGCACGTTGCACCAGTGATCTTCCTTCCAACGGTATGGTTGACTAAAACCTAATTTGTAGTTCTTGCGCAATACGCGCTCAGATATGTCAACCCAACGCTGTTGGAACTTACCGCCGTTCATCTGCACCGCAAGTTTTATTGCTCCGCCAAGATCACCGTTACCTGGCCAATTTTCATTGCCAATAATGTCAAAGATTTCTTGAATGCGCTGAGTGTGAATGTTAGTCTTCCCGATGTGGCCGTTTACCTTGCCGTTCTTGGACTTAAGACTTTTCACAAACTTACCTGGTTGTTCAACGTAAGGTTGCGCCTCCCACTGCTGCGGCAGCTTTGCAAGGTCACCAATGATGTCCATGATCTTTGGAAATTGTTTTGGTTCTGTCACCGCGGCGCCAAACTTTAATCCTTTGCGCACTGCTACCCAGAAGTAGCGTGGTCGATACGAGAATCCACCAAGTTGAAGGTTGTTTTGTTTTACGTGGTAGAGGTCGTACTTTTTTCCAGAGATCTCTTCAACCATAAGTCGGTACTTGTTCATCGTCTCACGCCCCTGAGTGTATGCCTGCTGCACGCACTCGAACGCGATTACCTTTGGTTTCACGCGTCCTGCGTATTTCATAAAGGCGCGCGTGTGCTCATGTGCCTTAGAGTCAGGACCACGATTTGTCGGACCTGACCATACTGACCAACCAGAGCAAGGAGGGCAACCTGCAACTACATCAACCTTAGATGTTGGCCATTCATCTATCTCTTCTGAGAAGTATGATCCCCACTGATTTCCAAGATGTTTTCTATTTGTCTCTGCTACTGCGTTGCCAAAGTTTAGCGTGCCTGTGCGAGATACCATATTCATACCAGCCTGCACAAGTCCAAGACTCATGAACCCAGCAAGCCCGTTGCAGTCAATAAACGTCGGTTGCGTCACGCGGAATACCTCCCGGTTCCTATAGATGGACTGTATACCGCGTTTGCAGCATTTGATCTAATCTAGGTAAAACTACTGCGTCTTTTTAGAAAGTATCTCGCCTACCTCGTACCCACATCCTGCGTATCCAGCAAGATCTATCCAGGTGTCAGGTTGATAGCCAGACTTAGACGCGTACCTTGCCATCTTAAGACCTGCCATACACATAGCAACGTCCTCCTCTGTTACGTCAACGTTAAGAATGACGGACCAGATTCTTGCTATGCGGTTAAAGTTATCTATCGGTCTTCCATACTGCGCGTCACGATCACCGTTGATAAGACGCGCTGCCTCACGCAGAGCTTCTACTCGTGGTGGAACGTTTGGAACTACGTTTTCTGTCATTTGTCAACCTTCGTTCTCACAATTACAGTGGCTACGTACTCGGCTTCTGTCTTTGCAGCAACTAACTTAGAGCTAACAACATCAACCTCGCAGTCAGACGGAAGATACAGTTCGTTGTTTCCGTTGTATCTTTGCCATTCTTTCTCTGCCTTTAGAAGAATTTCATTTTCAGTGTTACCTTCTACATATATCTTTATGAGAGATCTCACTTCATCCTCTTTTCTAGCTTATATGGAGAGTAGTGCACTCCATCAAGAAAAGGTTCTTTGTCGTCAGTTGAACGGAAGATGACATCTCCATAGCGCACCGCGACAACCTTTCCACGGCGTCCATTGTGCATACGTCCAGTTGAGTCGTTAAACGCGTTATGAAGCACGCGCACTTCATCTCCAACCTTTATAAATCCTGGCTGAGCTGGTACCCATGTCTCGTCAGCGTTTGTCTCAACAAGCGAGTGATTTAGTGCTACCTTTGAAAAGATAGCAACTGCCTCACTGGCGGCAGCATCACTTAGTTTTATTTCGTTCCAGACTGAAAGGAGCTTTAGAACTGAGTTGCCAACTCCTACTCGCACCTTTGACGCCTGAAACTGTTGCTTAACCCAGTCTTCATCTACGTTAGGCATTAGTTTCTCCCTTCGGCATACATTTTGCGCAGACGCCTTCCTTGGCGCCAACGCCGACGTCATCTAACGCGCGAGAACAGATCCCACACTTGACGCCAATCTCTTTTACCTTATAACCACGCTCTTGACGCTCGCGGTTCTTCTTCATCTTTTCACTGTAGTATTTGTTTAGTACCTCGTCGGTTCCACCGGCCGCAACGATGATGTTTGCGACAAAGTGCAGAACGTCAACAGCCTCCTTGATGATCTCTTCACGATCAGCATACGGCTTGTCGTGTTGCCACGGCTTCCAGGATATTGCCTGACGCATCTCAGAAAGTTCATCGTCAATGGCAAGCATGTTCCAACGCATGTACTCGATAAGGCGACGGATGTTTGCCTCCTTATCGCCCTCCATCTCATCGTAGTTGATGAAGTATACGTTCTTTTGTAGCTCCCGTGTTTCCTTTAGCCATCTGTCAAACAGTGCCATGTACTCCCTTTCTGTTAGTTGAGTAGATGCCAATAAGCGTTTCTAATCTTTCTCTTGCGCCTTCCTTTGATGGAATACTTGCAAGGTAATCCATTTTTTGAGAGTATGAAAGGTTGTCACGTTCTCTCTCATTCATCTCTTCGATATTCGCAGCAAGAACATTCCACGATGATCCAATTATCTGTGTCTCTTTCCACTCAGACGCAATAGGAGTTCCCGCGTTAAGTGACTGAGCGTATCTATACGTCCACCAAGTTCCGTCCTTGTGTGGTGATATAAGTGAACCTAGGGCGGGTGCTATCTGTGCGTAGACCTGCGCGTCTGTCCAACCTTTGTTCCACTTCATTGGTGATGCTTGATACCTTAAGGTGTTCAACGTTGTGCGTATCCACTTAGTTGCAAACGTGTCTGCTACCCACTTATCACTGCGCTCGTCCTTGTAAACAGGCGCGGATGATACAAGATACGCGTCAAGGTTAATTCCGTGCAGTGACTCTTCGACTTTTGGCTGAAGCTCGTCTACGACCGATTCTTGACTTTTCCATGGCAACGATGGGTACAACGTCTTTGGCCACTCTCCGTTAAGCATCATGCTTACAACGTCTAGCATGCGTGACGCCACTGATGGGTCCTGCGCTAGTTGATAACCTGTTCTGTTTGAGTAAAATTCCTTTGTAAGGTTGTTAGGGTGCGTTGCTATTGACCTCAAACTTGCCATAAGCTGCGCCGGTTGCGGAGCGTCAATAAACAGGCAAAGCTTCTTACTTTTACGCAGCGTGTGCATGATGTGTAGTGCGCCATATGCTTTGTTTGCACTTAAACTTGTTATTGGTGAAAACCCAACAAGTACCGCGTCATAGTAGTCAAGGTTTTCCTCAGTCCAAGTTATGTCTGGCTCAATCATTGCAACCTTGTGACCAGCGTCTGATAGAACCTTGTCAATAACACCTGCAAAAGAAAGTGAGCGCATGTTGGCATTTGCTGACATCTGTGGAGCGGACATGCCGGTGATAAGAACTTTACTCATATGCGGGTTCCGTCTTCCTTTAGCTTTACACCTTTGTCTTCACGGACAGCGCGCTCAATTATGCGTTGGCAATGATCCTTAAATGCGTCATACGTTCCAATGTATGGGCGCAGCGCTGCTGCCTGCGCGGCAGCAGTGTCAACCAACTGTTGGTCGCTCATCTTTTCAACGTCTGATATCGAGATCTTGTATGCGTCGCCAAGAGGATTTCCTTCGCCTTTATCAGTTACAAGAATTGATCCAATGCGTGCCGCGTATAAAAAGCGCGAGCGCCACCAACCCGAGCCTGCGTGCGGATACGGTGGAGAAAGAATTCCCCAACGATCATTGTAGAAGTTTAGAACGTCAAGCTCTGTATCTAGTCTCTGACCGCCTAACTTACGAATAAGCTTGCGACTGCCAACGATCTCTACAGGCCATGATGGATTCTTCTTTGCCAACCACTCATCGTGAGGCATCAATGCGCCTAGGACCCATGCGCGTTCTTTTTCCGTTGGATTCTTTGGCGTCACCGCGCCGAGTGTATCAAAAGTTACGCTTGATGGATCAAGTGCCTCAATAGGACCGACCTCGTTTGGCATGCGCTTACGCACGATTGAACGATCACCAAATGCGTACATTGGACAAACTGGAACCATACCTGCCAGCCAGCGAGTGTCTAGCATGTCGGTTGCTGCTTGAACAAGACGCTTCTCATAAGGCTTGACTGCCTCATCAGTATCCATCATGTAGTAACGCTCGATGTAGCACTTCTTTGCAGCATCTGGATTTACTTCTTTAATTCTTTCAAGTGCAGCCTCGATGTCTGCACGACTAAAATACGTTGCGCCTTCGTCACCGCGATGCTCAGTTCCAACAAGCAGATGTTTGTAAAGCATCTCAGGCTTGCGAACCATCGCGCGTGCGCCGTTAAAAACTGTGTTAAATTGCCAGTCGTCAAAAAATCCGACCGCAGGTAATCCTGATGATAAAGTATAAAGTGCGCCCATCGCGCCTTGGCGTCCGTTTAGCGAGTTAAGTGGTGCAAGATTCACCCAGGCAACGTCATATGATGATAGATCTTCGCCTGGGTTAACCTTGCGCCAGTCAACGTCATGACCAAGATCTGTTAACGCCTTAACAATCAACGCTGGCACGTCTATCTTTTGAATAGTACGTCTTTCAGTGTTAATCTGTAACGCGGTAAAACCTGTCATTAAGATCTTCATGTTGTCTCCTCAAGTTGTCGGTATCATTGCCTACAGTTACGCAGGCAATGATACCAGAACAACTATCATTTGTTTAGAACGGCGCCGCAGGTGGAGCCGCAGGTGCAGCAGCAGCAGCGGCTGCAACTGGTGCAGGTGCTGGTGCTGGAGCAGG